ATGGCATTATCCACTGACATATTACCTACAGACAGACCTTGAGTTGGATTAGATGCTGACATAGTAAAGCTACCAGCATTCATATCTAATGAATCTCTTAATCTTTGTAGACCCACTGTTGCATTTTCAATATCATTTGTCATACCAGTAAAGACCAATTGGTTTGGACCTAAACCACCATTTATTGCAAGATTAAATGCCGATGCGGCACCTGCAACTGCAATTCCTAACCTTTCAAATGCATCCGTTGCCTTTCCAATATTGCTAGCATTTCCTATATTTTGCAATAGAAATATATTACCGGCAAGGTCATTAAATTCTGTCAGAGCACCTTTTTTATCTAAGTCAATAAGAGGTTTAACAGAGTTTGCTATACTCTCAAATAGGTTCATTCCTTTCCCATCACCTCCAAAAAATGAACCTATAAAATCTATGGTTGCACCAACACCTTTACCAACACTATTAACAAGACTACCTATTCCCTCCATGCCTAAGAATGCAGCAATACCGCCACCTAAGGCACCAAGACCGCCACCTAATTTCGCTAGGCTTCCGCCATCCATACCAATAGCCGATAAGGCGTTAATGCCCTCAGCCATATTTGTCAGTAAAGTTTTTGTGGCACTACCATTGACTCCTAATACTCCTCCAAGGGAAGCTATTCCGTCAAAGGCAACAATGAATGCAGCAATACCTGCACCTATTACACCCATCATTCCTGCAGCAATTGCACCTACGGCAGCTCCAGCTGGGCCAAATAAAGCCATAATACTTGCAACACCCATCATTGCCGCTAATCCTGCAAAATGTTCTTTCTTTAAAGCACCAATACCTTCACCAAAGTTTGTCAAGAGTGTTTTCATACTCCTTCCATTCATTCCTAATCCACCACCTACTTTAGCTAGACCTTCAAAGCCAAGTAAGAAAGCAGAAATACCTGCTCCAATCGTACCCATACCTGCAACAACCTTTGCTTTGGTACCAAACTTGGTAAACACTCCAATTAAACCACCTGTCCCTAGTAGTAATGTCAATGCACCTGCAGTTTTACCTTCCATGCCTCCTGCAATGTCTCCAAAAGCTCCTACGGCGTCTTTCATACCATCGTAATCTAGATTGCCTAATTTACTAATGGCAAATTCTCCTAAAGCAAAACCTCCAAAGAATCCACCTATTCCAGCACCAATCATACTCATGCCTGTGCCTGCGCCTATTGCACCTTCGACTCCTTGAAAGGCTCCAATGGCCGCGCCTATGCCTAAAACCGCTACTACTTTTGCACCAGTAAGGTCCATTGGAAATTCTTTCATTACTCCTGCGAAACCTGCGACTGCAGCCTTTATAGTCTCAAAGTTCATATCTAAGTAGCCAGACTCTACACCAGCACCTAATGCAGCATTACCTATGGCCAACCCACCAAAGAAACCAGGAATCGCGGCACCTAATAGTGAAAATCCTATAGCCATTTTAATTGGGTTGCCAGAAAAAGCAGCGATACCCAGTAGTCCACCAAGAGCTAATAAACCTTCTTTGGGAACGGAAGTAATTATATCAGAAAACCCTATGGTTGCCTTTTTGATATTAGTAAAATTTAAATCAACATTTAAAGCTTCTAGGCCAAAATCACCCGCAGCCATAGCTCCAAAAAAAGCAGGAATGGCAGCGCCTAGAGCAACAATACCACCTGCTGCACCCAACAGACCCATACCCATGCCACCGGCCGCACCGCCCATATTGGCAAAGAAACCACCGCCACCTTTTTTACTTCCACCTTTGGAACTTGTTATATTTTTATCTATGCTTTTTAGTGATTCTCTAATCTCTTCAAATATACCCATTCGCTCAGATTTATCTTCCATACCTTGGAGCTTTTGGGAATCAATCATGTTCTGGAAGTTATCAAAACCAAATAGGGTACGCTCTTGAAGACCTTTCATGGTCTTCTGCATATTTTTCATCTCTAATAGATGACGCCTTATATTACGGCCATCAATCTCAATTTTGGTAGTCGATTTATTGTTCGACTCCATTACATCAATTAACTTGGCAAAATCGGTTTTACCCGGCGCTGGTTTTTTTGGTGTTTCTTCCATTTCTAGTCCTTAATTATTTGCCGAATGCTTTACCAGCTTCGGATATACCAAATGACCCTAGTGTTACTACCACAAAGGAAGTATATATTGTTTCAGAAACTTTTAAATCAATATTCCATACCAATGCTGTGATTAAATCGGTTATACCGAAACACATCATTAAAAAGAATGATATAAATCCTATGATTGCTTTTTCGTTTAAGTCGTTGTTATCCAAGAATAAATCCATGAACTTTCTTTTACGAGGTCCTAGTCGCTCTGCAGCTTCTATGGCCTGTTCTTTCATTTCTTTGATTTGGTCTTCTTGTTCTCCAAGCTTATCAATCATAGCCATATACTTATCTAAGTCTATTTCTACTTCGTTTCTGCTGTTATCTTGGTTATCAGCCATTATCTTCTCCTCGAATTCTGTTTTTGAATTCTTTCGTTTTCTTCTTTAATGTGCTCTTGTAGTAGAGACAAATAAATCTCCCTCTCCCACGGCACCATACCTTCTATTTCTGTTAGACTGTAATTGTGATGTTGCATTAATGCAAAGTTAGTTTGGTAATAATTCTCCAAACTCTCATGTGAGAGGCTTATGTAAAAAAACTATTCAGTCCTCTTAATTCAACCTCTTGTTTCTTACCACATTTACAATCATAATCAGCTTTATAATATACTGCAGGTACTTCTTGCAAGAACAATTGAATTTTCTTAAATTGTTCACTGCTTAAACTTTCAACAAAAGAACTAAGTTCCTCTGGTGTTTCATCATCTGCATTGTATACATTATCGTTATCAAATATCGAATCTATACATTTCACTATTAAATCCATAACGCCCTCAATTGAATCAAGTTTTTCCATATCCAAAGAACTAACTAGTTCCAGTGATGGGTACCTCATTTCAACGCCGACGCCTGTGTCCTTGTCAAGTAATATTGTACGCTCTTGTTCCTGATTTATTATCACAATATCGTCAACATTAATTGATACTGGAGTAAGTTCTTTACAATCTTCTTCTTGGCATTTAATCTGTATGTTCATATTTTCACCTACAGATTTTGCTCTTAGTTGTAAAAACAAAAATTCAATATCAAAGACAGTTAAGGTATCTAAATCTTTTAAGTCGTAACACGACACAATTATTTCCTTTACTGCCCTACTTATTTGCGCAGCATCATTTGATTCTAACGCAATCATCAATACCTTTTCCTCTTTTACAAGAAAAGGCCTCATATTAATTTGTTCTTGTGTAGATGGTAATGTAACCATATACTGAGGAACACTCATTTTTGGCAAAGCCATAATATTCTCCTATATTAATTTAAGATAGTATATCCAAGGCTGCCGCAATCCCGCTTAATGCGCTCTTTAACGGCCCTTGAGTTTCTACCCTATCGTAACTCATTGTTACGCTCAATTCCATAGCTGCAGATTCCTGCGCTTGGTCCAATTCAATACCAGTTACCGAAGTAGGAAACGCGTTTATAAGTTTCACTCCGTATGTTGGTACATTTTCTGCATCTAGCTGTTGTATTATAACATCACATGCGAAATCTTTTTTATATCCTACTTGATATGTATCTAAATTAACTATTGATGATACCCAATCGTCCATCATTCTTTTTATATAGTAATCACTAGTTAGTAAAAACTTTAAAGTAACATCTTCCTCTATAATTGCATAAGGAATTGGCACTACTTGTTTTTGTGCCTGATAATCTATTGTTGTAATTTGTTGTCCTGGTATAGTCGCGCCTTGGCATAATAGTGATATATCCCTTGGGTCACTAATTAAACTCTTAGCACTTTGACCACCAGCAAGAACACCTATTATTGCAGATGGGCTCAAATTTAGTAATGATTGGGTTGGCGGTGTAAAGATTACATTAAATCTATTTGCTTTTGCTAGTCCGCCTCTTTTACCTAGTGTTGACTTTAATGTATCTATTGTGCTCATTAACTTCTCGCGATTTTAGTACTTTCAGACCAAACAGCTGTTTTACTTTTCTTAGTAAATTGTTCTGTTGGTAAGAATACTGCTATTTCCCAATCAGCCATCTGTACTCTTGAAAACTGGGACTTAACATGTTTAGTTAAATAATGTTTAAAACATGGTTTAAATTCTTTATATTTTTTCACACCTTGTAAAAGACTGTAACGCATTTTTGTTATCCTAGTTGTTTCTCTTACCTTTGTTGGAGCTAATTTCATTAACTCATCTAAAAATTGTGCCCTAACATCTGGTCTTAAATAATGTAAATTCAATCCATAAAATCCATCAGCTGCTGGTTCAACCATAATCGTTAATGGGAACCTATCGTAATATGGTAATGTTTTCTTATGTTTAGGGTCATAAAAATACATATACATATTACCACTAATGTTTCTTGTGGTTTTATCAAGAGCAGTATCCTTTAATACTTTAGCTCTGGATACATTACCTAATTCACCAACTTTCGTTTCAAACCATTTCTTTGAAGACTTGGTCCTTGCTGTGACCCCAGCTCTCTGAGCTTGGGCTTGTAATGTGTCGAATAAACTTGCCATATAATCTATTTATATAGGTTTTAGAGTACTTTGATGCCTAGATTCTTTAAAGTTTCTTCAGTCCATACTTGGAACTTCCAACCTTTATGTCTGGCAAATTGGTCGGCCGCTTCCCATTTGTCTTGATTCTTAATGTAATCTAATTGTTCATTAATATATCTTTTGGTTTTGCGTGACCTTTTCTTTGGTGGCTGTGTTTGAGCCTTAGGTTTTATTTCAATTAAATATGTTTCCTTATTATCCATTTGAATTAAAAGGTCGACATAGTACCGATGCAATTTATTATCAACTTGGTATTTGTATGGTACGACTACTTCTTCACTATTCCATAGTTTTACCTTTGGATTAGTTTCGCACCAGCGAAAAGCATTTCTTTCCCATAGAGAACGAAACACTACCTTGCTTGGATTTCCCAGATACTTATCCGGATTCTTTATTTTGTATTTCCCTTTGTAAGCCATTATAAATAAACCTATACATGTTTTATTTTATTTATAAGGGCAAGAATGACAGAAAATACAGACAACGCGACAACATTAATATTTCCAGCTAGTTTAGCATCAGACGCAACTAAGGGCGATAACCATGTTAGAATTGAAATACATGAATTACAAGATGGAAAGAGGATTAATCCTTATGTAATCCATTTATACTATCCAATTGGCTTTGCTGTAACTGATGCTGGTAATTATGGAACCATGGATGCCGGAGCCGTAGGTCTTGGTATGAAGGCCGTATTACAAGGACTAGGGTTAAACAATTCTTCCAAGAC